TTTAAAATTTGCTATACAAAGTAATGATGAAGCTATTACTACGAATGGTAGAATGGCTATTACTTTTTTAGATGACTCTGTTGTAAAACTTACAGAACATTCACAATTATTAATTGATGAATATATCTATGACCCAGACCCTAGTAAATCTAAAATGGCTATTACTTTTGGTTTGGGCACAGCTAGATTTATTACTGGTAATTTAAATCGTATAGATAAACAAAATATATCTCTTAAAACACCTACAGCAAATATAGCTATTAGAGGCACAGATTTTACAGCTACAGTAGATGAATTAGGTCGTAGCCTTATAATACTTCTACCAGACGCTCTAGGGCTTTCTAGTGGTGAAATAGAAGTAGTTACTGCTATGGGTACTGTTGTATTAAATAAACCATATGAAGCAACTACAGTAAGCGTATTTGAGTCTGCTCCAACTAAACCTGTAATATTAGATTTAACATTAGATATTATAGATAATATGTTAATTGTTACACCTCCTAAAGAAGAACAAATCATAGATGAGGAAACAACAACAACAAAAACAGATAGTGTTTTAGATTTTAATGATTTAGATATAGATTATTTAGCAGAAGATTTTTTTGCAGAAGATAATTTAGAATATACAGAACTTGATATAAATTATTTAGATGTAAATTATCTTGAAGATTTATTAAATGTATTAGATGCTTTAGCTATTGCAGAAGAAGAAGATGTATTAGCTCAAGCTACAAGTACACAAATAACAGGCACACTTTTAGGCAAAGACCCAGATACACAAATAACTACATTAATAACAGGTAACTTTATAAGTTTGCGTAGAAATGTTAATGAATCAGTAAGATTAGATTTAGATGGAAGTAATGCTTATACAGTAATATTTATACAAGATGGTATATCAAATGTTGTAAAAATTAACGGAGGAAGTGATAGCACTATTACTATTACTCAAAGTAATTAATGAAAAAATTAATAATACCAATAGTTATAATATTATCACTACCTTTATTGTTTCAAAGCACACCAACAGAAATATTAAAACTTAAAGTATTTGATAGTTTTATATCTACACCAGAACCAAGCGGTAATTTTGTAATTCTAAATATTACTGAAGATGATGTAGAGCGTGAAGGTGGTTATCCTTTGCCAAGGAAACGATTAGCCGAAATAAATATAGACTTGATTAGTAAAGGTGCTATAGGAGTTGGTTGGGTAATATCTTTTCCACAGGCTGATAGATTTGGTGGAGATATACAGTTTGGAAGGTCTTTAGGATATGCACCATCTGTTATAGCTATGTTTGAAGATGGTAAAGGTAATTATCCAAAACCTACAGGAACAGTAGTGAAAGGTGAGGATAATGGTGGTATAGTAAGTTTGGGAGTTAAGGAAAACCTGAACACTCTTACAAATAATACATTGCAGGGTTTAGCCATTGCTCCCACCGAAGTAGACCAACTTGTAAGAAGAATACCTCTTTTAGTTAAAACACCAGATAATAATTGGATACCTAGTTTTGGTACTCAAATATATAAATCTATCTTTGATGTCAAAACATACATTATAAAAACTAATGATAATGGTATAGAAGAAATATCAATTAGAGGAATACCGCCTGTTAAAACAGATAGTTTAGGTCGTAAATGGATTAGCTGGGTAAATACACCACAAACTAATTTACAAGAAATGGATGTAAATGGTAAGTTTGTAATAGTAGGTGTAACTGCTAATGGTGTTATGCCACAGATTGCAACACCAGTTGGTTTATTAGAACCACATAAAATACAAGCTGCGTTAGCAGAATCAATACTAATACAAGATAGTCCTTATATTCCTGATTGGCATTTAGCTGTTGAATTATTAATTTTAGTGATATTAGTAATTGCAGTTTGGTTATGTATAAATATTTTTGGAATGACAACAGGAATAACATTAACTGGTCTATTATTCTTTACAACAATATTTTTTGGACATTGGTTTATACAGCGTGGATTACTAATTGATGTAAGTTGGACTGTTATATCAGAGTTTATTACAGCATCTATAGGTTTTTATTTAAGATTTAGAGAACAATACAAACTAAGACAGCAAATTAAAAAACAATTTGGTAAATATCTTGACCCAAGAATGGTTAAGAAATTACAAGATAATCCAGAGCTTTGTAAAGTAAATGGTAATAGAGTTAATTGCAGTATTATATTTACAGACCTTAGAGGATTTACAAGCTTATCAGAAACAGTAGAACCTGAAATGGTTACATACATAATGAATAATGTATTAGATGTTCAAGTAAAAGCAGCTAATAAATATTTTGGTTGTACTGATAAATTTATTGGTGATGCTGGTATGTTTCATTGGAATACAATAATTCCACAAGATGACCACTATAACTTAGCATTGCAAGCAGCAAAAGAAATAGAAAAAAATATTGACCAGTTAAATATTAAATTTAAAGAAGAAGGTATACCTGAGATAGCAATAGGTATTGGAGTTAATAGTGGTATTTGTATTGCAGGTAATTTTGGAGCTACTGATAGATTTGCATTTTCTTTAATTGGTGACCCATGTAATGTAGCTGCAAGATTAGAATCAAGTACAAAGGTTGCAGGCGTACAAACTTTAATAGGCGAAGAAACTGCCAAAAAGTCTAGATTTGCGTTAAAATTATTAAAACCAATAGAAGTAAAAGGTAAAGAAAAACCATTACAAGTATATACATGGGCATAAAATGAGTAAGATATTAATAGGAGTAATTGCAGTTTTATTATTAAGCAATTATTTTTTCTGGAATCAGAACAATAAATTATCTGCTTTAAATCAAGCTTTTGAATTAAGAGATAAAGAACAAAAGGCTGCTATAGAATCATTGCAAAATGATTTCACTTTGCAAACAAATAGTTTGTTAGAATTACAAAATCGTAATCAAGAAATAGAAAAAGATATGGCTAGATATCTTGATATATTTAAAAGACACGATTTAACTAAACTAGCAGCAGCTAAACCAGGTCTTATACAGCCTCGTATTAATAAAGGAACTAAAGATGTATTTGATAGCATTGAAGAAGATAGTCGTAACATTGACAGTCTTGATGATGGCTTGCAGTTGCAGTCTGATACCCAGTAAACAACAAGTAGAAGTCATATCTAAGCCAATAGAAAGAACTATAGTTCAACCTATTATGCCTAGAGAAATAGACTTAAAAGACCCTTATTGGTATGTTGTATCAAGTAAAAATTTAGATGAATTTTTAGAACAAATAGAAAAAGACCAAGGACAGGTTGTATTTGTTGCTATGTCTATCTCTGACTATGAACTTATGGCATACAATATGCAAGAATTAAAAAGGTATATAAATGAAGTTAAAGAAGTTGTTGTCTATTATAGAAAAGTTACTACAAAACAAAAGGAGCAGTAAAATGAATATTTCTCAAGAGGGGTTAGCTCTAATTAAAAAGTTTGAAGGTTGTGAGTTAGAAGCATACAAATGTGCAGCAGGAGTTTGGACTATTGGATATGGTTCTACTAAAAATGTAAAAGAAGGCGATACTATAACTCAAGAAGATGCAGATAAATTATTAGCACATGAAATGAATGAGTATGAAAGCTATATACATGATATGGTTACTGTAGATTTAAAACAACATCAGTTTGATGCTCTTGTTTCATGGGTTTTTAATTTAGGACCGACAAATTTAGCAGCTTCAACATTGTTAAAAGTTTTAAATAAAGGCGAATATGATGAAGTTCCAGCACAAATTAAAAGATGGAACAAAGCTGGAGGTAAAGTTTTACAAGGCTTAATTAGAAGAAGAGAAGCTGAAGCTTTACATTTTCAGGACAAACAATGGCATGAGGTTTAATAATGCCATTACGCAAATATGTATTTAGACCAGGAATAAATAAAGAAGGTACTAATTATAGTAACGAAGGTGGTTGGTTTGATGCAGATAAAGTTAGATTTAGAAAAGGCAGACCAGAAAGAATTGGTGGTTGGCAAAAACAAACTAATGATTCTTTTATAGGCACATCAAGAAAAATTTATTCATATAGAACTGCAGTAGGTTCAAACTATATTACTTTAGGAACTCATCAAAAGTTTTATGTATTAGAAGGAAGTACCTACCATGATGTTACCCCCATACGAGCAACAACAACTAATAGTGCTACTTTTTCTGCTACTGATGGCAGCTCTACTTTAACAGTTACAGATGCTAGTCATGGTGCTGTTACAGGAGATTTTGTTACATTTAGTTCTGCAGTATCTTTAGGCGGTAACATTACTGCTGATGTGTTAAATCAAGAATATCAAATTACTTTAGTAACAGGTACAAATACTTACGAGATAACTGCAAAAAATACTTCAGGAACAACTGTAACTGCAAATTCAAGTGATACTGGTAATGGTGGCTCTGCAACAGATGCAGCTTATCAACTTAATTCAGGATTAGATGTTTATGTACAATCTACAGGTTGGGGTTCAGGTACATGGAGTGCAGGTGGCTGGGGTTCAACAAGTAATTTAACAGCTAGTAATCAATTAAGATTATGGTCTATAGATAATTTTGGTGATGATACTTTATTAAATCCTAGGGGTGCAGGTATTTATTATTGGGATGAATCTGCAGGAACAAGTACAAGAGCAGTAAATGCAACTACTTTAGCTGATGCTAGCAATGTACCAACAGCAACATTTCAAGTAATGATGTCAGATGTTGATAAACACGTTATAGCTTTTGGTTGCAATCCTATTGGTTCAGCTAATATAGACCCTTTACTTGTAAGATTTTCTGATACAGAAAGTGCAGGTAATTGGACACCAACAGCTACTAACCAAGCTGGTGGGGTACAACTATCAATGGGTTCTACAATAATAGGTGCTTTAAGAACAAGACAAGAAATACTTATTTGGACAGATGCAGGTATAGTTTCTATGAGATTTGTAGGTGCACCTTTTGTATTTTCATTTAATGAAGTTGCAAATGGTCCATCCCTTATATCTCCTAATGCAGCAGTAAATGCTAATAACCAAGTTTATTTTATGGATAATCATGGATTCTATAGTTATTCAGGTAGTGCTCAAAGATTACCATGTACTGTATTAGATTATGTTTTAAGTGATATTAATTTAGGACAATCATTTAAAGTATTCGGTGCAGTAAATAATAATGCAAATGAAATTATGTGGTTTTATCCATCTTCAGATAGTACAGAAATAGATAAATACGTTATGTATAACTATTTAGAAAATGTTTGGTCTATTGGCACAACAGCAGATGATTTTGTAAGAACAGCATGGGATGAAGCTTTGATATTAGATAATCCTATAGCAGCAAGTAAAAACAGTAGCACAGATAATAATAATTATTTATATCAACATGAAGTAGGTCATGGTAACAATGGTAGTAGTTTTACAGCATATATAGAATCAAGTGATTTTGATTTAGACCCAGATGGTGAAAAATATATGGCTGTAAATAAAATAATACCTGATGTTGAATTTAGAGACCAACAAAGTACATCAGATACTGTAACTATAACTATTAAAGGTAGAGATTATCCATTACAAGATTTATCTACTTTATCTACAGTATCAGTTACACCAGCTTCAACATTTACAAATACAAGAGCTAGAAGTAGACAATGTGCAATACGAGTATCTAATACATCAAGTGATTTTGGTTGGAGGCTTGGTGATGTTAGATTGGATATAAGACCTGATGGAAAACGATAATGGCACATTCTAAATCAATAGCATTACCACTAGCACAACAAGAATATAATTCAAATGATGAGGCTGTAACAAGAAGAATTATAGAACAAGCAGTACAAGATTTAGGTATAGATATAGGTAGACTGCAAAAAATGCAAGATGTTACTATAAGTAAAAGTATTAAAAGACATCAATTCTTATTAATGGGAGCTAAAAGTGTCTGATAGTTTAAAAGTTTTAGGTCAATTAGCACCTTCAGCAACAACTGAAACAGTTTTGTATACAGTTCCTGATATGTCACAAACAACAGTTAGTTCTATAGTTGTATGTAATCGTTCTGGTTCTGCTAGAACATATAGAGTAAATGTATCAGTAGCAGGTGCTACTACAGGTAATAAAGAGTATTTATTTTATGATAAATCATTAGCCGCAAACACAACAGAAGCTCATGTAATAGGCATTACATTAAATCAAACAGATGTAGTAAAAGTATATGCAAGTTCAGGAGATTTAAGTTTTAATTTATTTGGATGTGAAACCACAGAGGAAGATAGATAAATGGATATTAAACAACAAACTAAAAACGTAGCAGCTCAAGGTCGTTTTGGCGATTCTATGCTTCTTCATGTAAATCCTGCAGAAGTTAAAGGATTAGCATCACAAGTGCCTTTGACTATAAATCCTGATACAGGACAACCAGAAGCGTTTTTACCTTTCTTAGCACCTATTTTAGGTAGCATGGGTATGACTGCATTAGCAGGAACAGGTGTTGGAGCAGCACTTGGACTAGGTGGTTTATCTGCTGGAGCTTTAGCAGGTTTAGGAGCAGGTTTAGCTACATATGCACAAACAGGTGGCTCTGGTAGTAAAGCATTATTATCAGGACTTACAGCAGGTTTAGGAACAAGAGCTTTAGGTGCTGGTGCAGAATCTGCAATAAGTGATGCAGCAACACAAGCAGCAACTACTGGTACAGATATAGCAACACAAACAGCAACACAAACAGCAGCACAAGATGCTGCAATACAAGCTGCACAAGAAAGTTCTAAGCTTGGATTTAATACTGCAGGTAATTTTAGAGGATTTACTCCTGGTGAATCTCTTAAAACAATGTTTACACAACCTGATGTAGCAGGTCAAATGGGTGGTTTTGATGCAGGCATGAAAAGTTTAGCAGGAGCAGCAATGACTCCTAGTGGAATGGCAGCAGGAACAGCAGCAGGCACATTAGGCGTTATACAATCACAAGAAGAATTTGAAAGACAAATGGCTCAATTAACAGAAGATGACGCAGAGCGTAAAAGAAGAATGTATGAAATGTATCCTGAACAAATACCAATAGCTTCAGGTGGTAGTACAAGTTTTGCAGATGGTGGCAGAACTGGATACAGATATGGCAAAAATACAAGAGAGGGTCTTTATGAAGATAAAAACTATGTAGAAGATTTTACAGAATTTAATAATCCTTTTAATACTTATACTACACCATCAAGAAGAACACCAACACCAATAGGTAGTGGTTTTATGCCAGGTTTTATGCCTGAATATAATTATTTTTCAAATATAAATCCAAGTGCTACATCATTAGGTTTTAATCCATTAGGCACTTCACCGCAAAATTATAATAGACCAACTAATCGTTTTAGAGGTATGCAACCTATGCCTCCTAGAGGTGGTTTTAGAAATGAAGGTAGTTTTAGATTTACCCCACCTTCACCTCCAATGTTTGGTGGATATGGCAATCCATTTATGCAATCACCTAGCTATCAAGGATTTTATGGCGTACCACAAATGCAACAGATGTTAAATCCTTATGCAAGATTTACACAACAACCTATTCCTTATCAACCATACCAACCTTATCAACCACCAGTAGAAACACCTCCTGATGATGGAGGAGATACTGGCGGTGGTACTGGAGGCGGTATACCTCCTATTGGATTACCTCCTGGAGATATAGGAGGAGGTAGAAAAGGAGCTGTTAAAAATCCTGACCCTGTAGCACCACCAGATGATTTTGTTAATCCTATTGTTAATCCACCTGTAGGCGGACCAGGAGAGTCTCCTATTAATGTTCCTGGAGGAACACCAGGGTTTTATGATAGACCAACTCCATCATTACCTGACCCTATAACACCACCTCCTTCAATAACAATACCTATTGAAGGTGGAGCAGATGTAACAATACCTGACTATAGTAGACCTCAACCTCCTAGAATAGAACCTCCAATGAGGAGACCAGAGCCACCTATGTCAATAGGTGGACCAGGCGGTGGTAATATGACTGGTAGAGAAGAGTTAGAATTAGCTAATACAACTGTTAGAGATATGATGGCTAGACCTCCTGAAGATTTAATTATGCAAAATATGGAAACTAAAGGACCAGAAAGTTTGCGTGACCGCTATGGTGTTCAACCTTTAGCACAACCGAATTTAAGAGCATCTGCAGGTAATCCAGCATCAAATATTAGTAGTCAACCAGCAATAGCTTTGCCTAATGTACCAACTATGCCAAATCAAACTTTTATACCTTCTCCTGTTCAATCAGTACCTACACCAGCAGCACCAGCTAATAATCCTCCTCAAATGCCTATTAGAGGTAATAATCTTCCTCAAATGTCAATAGGCGGACCAGGTAGTGGTAGAGGTGGTATCTTTGGAGCACCTATGTTTGCAGAAGGTGGAGATACTAGTAAAGAACTACCTAATGAAGGCTTAAAAGCTTTATATGCAAGCGGAGAAAAAGGTAAAGAAGCTGTAGAAGCAATGGGATATCAAGAAGGTCGTAGTACAAGTATGATGCAAGACCCAATTACACAAAATGTAATTATGTTTATTCTTGGTGAAATTGATGATGAAAATGCAATTAATGCTTTTGTAGAAAAATATGGTGCTGAACAATTTATGTTATTAAGAGATACGATTTTAAAACAAGCAGCAGGTAATCCAGATGCACAAACAGAAGGATTAATACAAGGCATGGGTAATAGTGGTATGGCAGATGACTTACCTATGAATATAGGTAATAAACCAATAGCTGCTGTATCTCAAGATGAATATATTGTTCCTGCAGATGTTGTATCTATGTTAGGCGATGGTAGCTCTGATGCAGGTTCCAAACAATTAGATGGAATGTTAGATAGAGTTAGAATGGCTAAAACTGGAGGTAAAACACAAGCTCCACCATTAAACCCAAATAAGGTATTACCAGCATGAATCAAGTAGCAGAAGCAATAAAAACAGAAACAGAAATAGAAGAAAGTTATGAAATATCGTTAATACCTAGCGATAGATTAACTCTTGTTTGGGAACAATGTGAAAAACTTTTACAAAAATCTTGTAAGCGTTCTAATGGTAGAAGTACACCACAAGATGTATTTTATGATTGTTTAAATAATAGAGCTTCATTATGGATTATATTTGATACATATACTTTAGATATAATTGGATGTTCTATAACTAAAATAAACCAATACCCTACTGGTAAACGTATGTTAAATATTGACCATGTTACTGGTAAAAAAATGGATAAATGGGCTGATATGGGTCTTAAGGTTATTTATGACTGGGCTAAAGCTAATGATTGTGCAGGCATAGAAGGTGTTGGTAGAGAAGGATTTTGGAATTGGATAAAAACAAGAGAAAATTGGAAAAAAACATCTGTATTCTTTGAATACGAATTTGAGGAGAATGAATAATGGGCGGAAGAAGTGGCGGTTCATCAGCACCAACAGAAACAACAGTAACACAAACAGATTTACCAGAATACGTCCAGCCGTATTTTGAACGACTCTTAAAAAGAGGCGAAGCTGAATCTAATCAGCCATATTCAACATATGGTGGAGAAAGAATAGCTTATTTTTCTCCTGATGAATTAGCATCACAAGCAATGACTAGAGGCTACGCACAAGCTGGCACTCCTGCAGAATATCAATTAGCATCACAAAGAGCTTCTATGTTAGGTAGAGGATATAGACCTGGTTATCAAGCTGATTATTTAGGAACTCCATATGATGCACAAGGGTATGGTTCTGGTTATCAAGCAGGTCTTGTAGGTTCTGGATATCAAGCTAGAGACCTTGGATTAGGTTTTGGTGCTAGAGGTTTACAATCACAATATCAACCTCAAGATACATATTCTACTTATAATCCATTTGCAAGAGCATCACAATATCAAGCAGGTGATGTAGGTCCATCTTACACACCATTAGGATATGAAGAAAACATAAATAGATTTATGTCACCATATCAACAAGCTGTAACTGATGTAGCTAAAAGAGAAGCAATAAGACAATCAGAAATGATAGGCGATAAAACTGCTGATGCAGCCGCTCAATCAGGTGGATTAGGCGGTTATCGTGAAGCTATTTTACAAGCAGAAAGAGAACGTAATTTAGGACAACAGTTAAGTGATATACAAACAAAAGGCAGTCAAGATGCTTTTCAATCAGCACAACAACAACTTGCAGCAGAAAGAGCTACAGGTTTAGGTGCAGCACAATTTGGTTTACAACAATTTAGTGCTAGTGAACAAGCTAGACAAGCACAAGAACAAATGCAACAAGGAGCTTTTCAGTTTTCTGAACAAGCTAGACAAAAAGCTGCACAAATGGGTATGGATGCTAGAGCACAAAATCAAGCAGCTAGACAAGCAGCAGAAAAATTTAGACAGTCAGCATTTGCTCAAACAGAACAATCAAGACAAGCACAAGAAAAATTTAGACAATCTGCATATCAAGCAGGAGAACAAGCACGACAAGCAGCATCTAAACTTGGTTTAACAGCAGCACAACAAAATGAAGCTGCAAGACAAGCTCAAGAAAAGTATATGCAAAGTGCTTATGCAATGACTGAAAAATCATTTCAAGAACAAGGTAAGCTTGATATTGAAGCATACAAAGCTAGAGAGGCTGCAAGACAGGCTCAAGAAAAACTTGGACAATCAGCTTATGATATGTCACAGCGTTATGGTCTAGCTTCTGTAGACGCTCTAAGAGGTGTTGGCGGTGATATACAAGATGATGTAAGACAAAGAATTGCTGCATTACAAGGCACAGGACAACAACAAAGAGCAATGCAACAAGCATCTATGGATATGGGATATCAAGATTTCTTGAGGCAACAAGGTTACAGTCAGCAACAACTAGGTTTCTTAGCTGGCTTATTAAGAGGTGTGCCAGTTACACCACAACAAAATATAAGTACATATCAACAACAACCAGGATTATTCCAGACTGCTGTAGGAGCTGGATTACAAGGCTTGGGTTTATATAGAGGAATGGCAGGATAATGGCAAATTTAGTAGAACTATCAAATCAACTAGAGTATGTTCCACAAGAACAACTTGTGCAAATGTCACAAGACCCTAACTCTATGTATCCATCTTTTTTAGTTTTATCTGAAATACAAAGACGTAATCAGATGAAAAAGATGTATGAAGCTCAACAACCAAAACCAGAAACAACTGTAGCTGAAGAAGTAGTACAAGAGTTTGCAGGTCAACAAGGTTTACAAGGAGCTATGGCTCAATCACCTGGTCCACAAAATGCTTTCCAACCTGGTGATATGGGTAACATGGCTCCGCCTTCTCCTATGCAAGCAATGGCTTCTGGCGGTAGAACAGGTTATCAAGCAGGTGGTAGTTTAGGTTTAGGTGGAGATAGTTTAGCTGGAACATTTACTAATCCAACTGATGATGTATCAAATGAAAATACTATTCCAATAGAAAGTTTATCTAAAGAACAAAGAAATGAAATTTTAGAAAAATCTAAAGGTATGTCAGCAGCAGATAAATTAGTTCTTGGTTTAAATGCCGCAGCATTAGGTCTTTTAGTAACTCCTGCACCTGGAGCAAGAATAGCATCTGGTGTTACTAAATTATTAAGTTATGGTGTTCGAGGTGCTCAAGGACTTAAAAAGGCTTATGATACTGCAAGGTCTGCTAGACTTTTAAAAGCTGGTCAAGCAGAATATAAACGATTAGGTGGAGTTCCAAGAACTACATCATATAATCCAGAGTTAATAAGACAAACTGGTAAAGATGCACTAAGAAGAGATTTTATTCCAAAAGCTGTATCAACAGCTATTCTTGGTGGCTCTGCTATTCCAATAATATCTAATTTATTTGATGACAATAATGAAGAAATTATTGAAGAACAAGCAAATATAAATAAACCAGAAGAAATTGATGATACAGTTATTTCTGCAAGAAAAACTGTAAGTGAAGATGTAGAAACTGGTAAAAAAGGTTTAGGTCAAAAATTTGATGCAGATATGTTAGTAGCACTTGGAGGTGCTATAGGTTCTGCTAAAAATTTAGGAGAACTTAGTAGTGGTATATCTAAAGCTTATTTTGATGTTAAATCTAGTAGAGATGCAAAAGACTTAGCTGGATTACAAGGTAGATTAATAGAAGCACAAATTTCTAAATATGAAGCAGATGTAGCTAATATGCCATTAGATGTTGCTATAAAACAATATCAATCTTTAAATGATTTAGTTGACTCTGGAGTATTAACACCAGAAGAAGCTAAAATAAGAGAAGCTGCATTGATGCAAAGAATACAACAATTACAATCAGAAACAGGAACAGGTTTTGCTGTTTCTGAAGCACCAACAGGCGGAGATATATTAGCTAGAAATAGAGTTGCATAATGAGTATTTACAAAGCACCAGATGGAAATAAATATAATATTCCATCAGAACCAAATGAGAGAGCTCAATTTGTTGCTGCTGTTAAAGAAAGATATGGTGAAGATTTAGACCAAACATCAGCGTTAGGACAAGTAGGTGAGTTTGTAAAAGCAATACCAAGAGGTGCTGCTGGGTTAGCTTTAGATGTGCCTACAGGTATTGTTGGTTTATTTGATATAGGCAATGATAGTGCAGCATATAAAGGTCTTGAAAGATTGCAAGATGAATTAAGACAAGATTCTATATTAGCAGCAGACCCACGATATACTGATAAGTTTTCTACAAAACTAGGAGAAGGCATAGGTTCGTTTGGACCATTCTTAGGTGCAGGTCTTGTAGGTAGAGCTTTAAGTAAAGCACCAGGAGCAGCTAAAGGTATACTATCACCAACATTTACAGCACCAGCAGCTTTAGCCATACCAACAGGTATAGCAGCACAAGGCGATAGATTGCGAATGGCTAGAGATATGGGTGAAGATGTTAGCGGTCTAGCTGAAACAACTGCTGAACTATTTGGTGGTGTTATAGGTATAACTGAAGTATTACCTATTGCTAATATATTAGGTAAAGTTCACAAGAACGCACCATTATCTACAAAAGAAAGATTAGTATCTGCATTACAATCAGGTGCTGCTGAAGGTGGTCAAGAGGTAGCTGCAGGTATATTACAAGACTTAACTGCTAGAGGACTCTATAGTGATGAGCTTCCTATTGGCGAAAGTATGTTTGAAGAGTTTACTATTGGTGGCATTATTGGTGGTGCTGCTGATTTAATTGTTTCTAGCATGGCTGGTAAAAAAGCTATTAGAAACAAACAAATGGAAGAAGAAGGTCTTAGAGCTGAAGAAAAGAAAGAACAACTAATCTTAGCAAAGAAAGCAGAACTAGCTCAAGAACAAGGTGTATTAGATGTAGTAGAAGATACACAAATAGTTACAGTTCCACAAATACCTGCACCTAAAGAAGTTGCAGTAGAACCAAAAGTAGAAATTATTGAAACACCTGACAATAAATTTTCTCTCATAGATATATCCAACCCTGACAGTCCTGTCGTATTAGATACCAAAGATAAACAAACAGATGCAGCTATAGCTAAACAAAAGCTATTAGATACTTTTGATGTAGCTCAATTAAAAGATACATTAGATAACGATACCTATAACTTAGGTATGATTAATAGTTCTACTGCGTATGAGATTGGTCAAAGTATATTAGATACTAAAGCTTCTGATGTTGGCATACAACAGTTAATAAATACTGTGCCTAAAGATTCTAAGTCTGAAGTAAAACTAAGAGGACTGGTTAATAGTTTTATTGCACAGAATCCAGGTAAAACTTCTAGTAGTTATCCTAGACTTACAATGGCTGATGCCAAACAATTATTAACGCCAAAAGAATTTAATGATTTTACTTCTGCTTATGCAAAGAAAACATTTCAAATATCAGAAAAAAAAGGTGAGCCATCAATTATTGCTGACAAGCAACAACCTGATACAAAAATTAAATATGTAAAAGAAATAGCAGAATCTAAAAACATTGATTTAGATTTCAATAGTCCTGCTGTGCAATATGCAGCAGAAAAATATACAGGTACTGCTGACTACAAAAAAATGAATAAAGGTCAAAAGGAATTATTTTTGGCTAAACTACATTCACTTCCTAAGTTCAATTCAAGAACAACTTTCCCAGACTTTAGACCAAGAGATTATTCTGCACAAGATATGGCAGATTTTGTTGGTGAAATGAAAAGTAATCAAACGACTTTTACTAAAAAAGATTTATCTATGCTTGGTAAGAATGACCAGTTCTTAGATGATTTGTTATATAGCGGTAGAGCAGAAAAAGTTGAAGGAACAAATAAATATAAGATAAGAGATAACTTTGAGTTTGATATAGCTAGAAGAGCAGAAGGTTTTAATGAAACACCAGAAGAGTTTGGTGCAAGACTTACTGCACAACAATCAGAAAATAAACTTACACCAGAAGGTATAGCAGAACTTGTTGAGAAAGAAAAAATAAGACAAGA